TAAGATAGTGTTATAATACCTCCAATGGCTACAATAATAACTGCAATGTCTTTGCCTAATTTCTGTTTTTCTTGTTCTGTTAGCATGGTTATCTGTTTAAATAGTTTTTACTTGCTACCGGATCTTTGCCCTGGTCTTTATACTTGGCATCTGCTTTGCTGGCATAGTCGGTGTACGGCATTTCGCTAATGTCGTGGTAGCAAATTTGGGCAATCTTCATGTATGGGTAAATCTTTACTGGCTGTACACAAACAAGCTCCAGAGTCCAATGCCCTCTAAAATTTACATCTCCAAAGCCTGCCGTAACATGGACAAATAATCCTAATCTACCTAATGATGATTTACCTTGTATAATTGGCACATGGCGAAGTGTCTCCGTATATTCGACAGTTGAGGCAAGGTATAAAATGTTTGGCTGTAAAATCATTCCTTCTTCTGGAATAATCATAGGAGCGTAGGCATTCTTCTTCCTGGTGTCAAGAATATGGTCGGTGTACATTAGTAAAGTATTACTTAGTGTTAAGTCAACACTATTAGTACCAATGTTTGCCTCTATCAATGGCTCGATAACAATGTTGCCAGCCGCTAATTCGTCAAAGATGGTTTTGTCGGTTAAAATCATTTTTCTTCTTTTTTGTAAATTTCGTTGTAATATTTATTTGCATACTTATCGTAATGTGAATATTCAAGACCATAAGGTAAAGCCGACATATAAGCCTCCTTTATCTGCTCTTTTTCTATTTGTATAACTTCTTCTTGCAACTGTTTTGAAACTTTTATTCCAGCATTTAGCCGTAATACGTCTATTAAATATTCAACTGCCGTTTGTTTGCTCATTTCTTTAAATCATTTAATTCTGGGTGAGTAAAATAAAATTCTGTTAACATTGCAGCATTACACATCAAGTGTGCGGAGTGCAGTAGTCCACTTTCTTCGTCTATCATTTCTCCAAGGCGCATTGCTTCCAGGTGACGCATAGCGGATGCAATTACAACGGAAAAGGGAAAGCCTTTCTCCCAGTTACCGGCAGGATACTTCTCTAAACCTTGCGTCCACACCTTGGCATACTCCCGTTGGGCAATGGCTGGGCAAAGGTCGTAACGTAGCTTATTTTCATTGTGTCGCATAGCTTCTTTCATAGGTGAAATGCTTCTAAAGATAATATAAATTTATTTGTAAGTTTTAATTCATGCAGCATCTCCATAGCTATATATCTTGTTTCTGCCTGGGCATTTGCGTCAATGCGTAGCTTAAACATATTAATATAAGCGTAGAGCGATCCGGTCCAGATAAAGGTAGTATTTAAATTTAACGGTAGAATAGTACGCGCTTGTTCCTTTGATACTCCTAACTCAATTAACGTGTGATACGCTCTTTTAGCATGGTCAATCATTTGCTCCTCTATAAACTTTGCTTTTTCAGCCACATCCGTAAACAACATACCTTCGCTGCCTTGTTTACTTGACTTACTTTGTTTCCTCCATACATTGACCTTAGTGTATGTATCGGAGAAATCAACGTATCTACCAGAGATACTATTGGCAGTTAAGCCTATTTGGTGCTTAAACAACTGCCGCTCAACGTAGATAGGGCAAGTTATCCGGTACTGTAATTGCGGATGGCGAAAAGGCGAAGTGTGACCATGTGAGGCAAGGTAATTAATTAGGCTTTTGTTTTCCCCACTGGTGTAATTGGTTGCGTCCTTGCCATAGCTTACTCTGGCGGCATTGACCACCATTTCATCATTGCCAAATATTTCTAATAGTTCTACTTTCATTTTATCATTTTGTTGATGTCAACGATATGGTTTAACGAAAAAATCCAATTAACCAAATAGGACAATAAAATATCCAAGCCATAAATCTTTCAGTAAGACTTACTGCTAAGTTTTCTTTGCCTATTTCTTTACAGTCGTTTCTCCAAATTAAATAAAATGGTATAAATAAAACAAGTTGTAATAATATACAAATTAATAATGTTTTCACTGTTTATCATTTTGTTAATGTCAACGATATGGTTTAAAATTGCGCAAGGACTGGACTTGATACCAGCATAAACCTTTTAGTTGGTGTGATTTATTTTATCTTCTTAAATAAGGTGTTCAGCCACTAACCAACATTGCCGAATCCTCTCTTTTAAGTCGAGCGTCTAACTTCCGCCACCTTGCTATTTATCTGTCTAATTCCAGATTGTCAATTCATCCTCTGACGCAATAGGATGGAAAGAAATGTTTAATCAGTAAACAAAACATCCTACTCCGAGGTCTGCAAATTTCTTTATGTAGTCATGTGTCCTACTAATATTCTTTCCTGCCTAAAGCTACTAAGCAAAGTTCGGTAGTTATCACTGGTTATAAGTAACAGCTGCTTAACCGCTCGGCATTGCTCAAATATGGCAGTAGCCTTGGGATACTTGCCTTTGACATAGTAATCTGTCAAGGTAGAAGAGTGCTTTATTCTCTTATACTCATCCTCTGCCATGTCACGGATGCACATCATTAGTAGCTGGCTATATATACTTTCATTCATTCCAGAGATGACAGTGTAGCGAGAATAGTAAGCGGATAACTGGCGGAGATACTCGTCGCATTCATCCAGCATTTCAGCACTTGGCGCTGTGCTTATCCATGCGTTAACCTCATCACAAAAGGCTTTAATCTCCATCATTTGAGTGTTATACTCTTTCACTTTGCATCTTTTACCGTTAGCAATGTAATTGTCTTAGTTTCTTCCGTAGCTACACCATAAAGTATTTCCTGCTTCTTCTGTGCTGCCAGTTGCTCCTCTCTTTCCTGTAGTTCCGGACTATGAATATATGACTTTTTCTCATAGGTGCTATAACTTAAAACCTTATTATCAACTTGCACCATATATCTACTATTCTGCAACTGCTGCTCTATTTGCTTTCTTAATCCATCTCTTTTTATTGTCCAATCCTTAATTAACAAATCCCAATCTATATATTTTTTCATTATAGATTCCAACTCTTGGTCACAATGCAGCTCATAGGCTTCCGCTATTTCCTCCGCTGCTTTAATAATTCTCATTTGTACTAATGCTAAATCAGTCATAGTAAATGTATGCTGATATGTTTCATGCACATCTGTCCACTCCATGCTTTTGCCTTTTATCCTTGTCTTGTAATAATCAATAAAACAAGTAGGGATAATGCCATATTGCTGAAATATTACATAGCTATAGGCTTGCATTTGTAAACTGTTTTCTAATCTGTCTTGTGTCCAGGCAGCAGTGCCTGTTTTAAAGTCTCGGATAATCTCAAAGTTTTCAGAGGCATTGTCAATGTAGCCAATAAATTTAAAGTCACCAAAATCATACTCCAGTTTATGCTCAACATGAGGATAAATTAATATATCGTTTAGAAAGTTATTAGGAAAATTAAACTCTCTTTTCTCTCCTTTGCAATAGTCCTCAATGTCGGAGGCAAACTGCTTTCCAAATTCCATCATAGGCGAAGGAGCATCCGGTATATTTAGAAAATACCTCTTCATGTAGGCAGAGGGATCGGACTCCCAGAGATTAATCTGGGAGATAGAAAGGTGTGGTCGTGGTAGTTTAAACATTGTCTTCTGTTGTGTATGGTGTTTCAATAAATTTCTTTACCTCATAATTAATGTAATCCAATGCTGATTTAATTTCTTCTTCTTTATTTATATTGTTAGACTCTATTTTATCTTTTTGAGATGTAATAGTATATACTAATAAAGCTAATCTTGCACTCCCTTTAAATTGCCAACTATTAATTTGGTCTTGTTCATGGTCATAAAATACAACATTGAACGGTGTTTTTCTATCTAAAGCCATTTGTTTTGTTTTTAAGTTTTAAAAGAGAGGCAGCGCAGTTACTGCCTCGTATGTAGTCATTCACCTCAATTTCTGAAATACCTGTATAAAGATAGTGCTTGTCGCTGCCGTTGCATTTTCATGGGGTATGCCAGCTTCACTTATCTTATTGTAAATGTCAATGTATGCCTGTGAGTAAATGGCAGACATCTCAAAGACCAATGCTGCTAAGTCTGGCTTTTCGCTTTGCTGATCAATTACTGCTACTCCAGTCGGTGCTGGCATTGTTTGCGGCTCATCCTCAACTACCTTGTATTTTCCTTTGTCATCAATTAGTTGTATGTTCTGCCCAGACTTGTATCTCTCAATAACATCGCCAGGCTTTCCGTAAACTCGCACTTGGCTTTGATCCTCCAGAGTTACAAGGATGTTTATTGAAGGCCCATATTGTCCTTCTCTTGGCGCACCTGCACCATACTTAACTACACCCTTAACGATTTTCATAATCTTCTTTTTTGCAGTCAATAATTTCTTGCTCGTATCTATCCCACACATCTGTAAGCTGCTCCGCTATCCAAGGCACATCCAGTGCTTCTGTCATGATTTCGTTAAATAACACTTGCTGGGCATCGTCAAGTAATTCATAGCGGAAGATTTTGTTAATAGCTTTGTCAACATCTTCCTCTGTTGTGCCTTTGATGTGATAGTCATCCATTAGGTAGGATGCAAATCGTTTGCTAATGTCGTTCATGTTTGTGTTTTAAAAGGTGAACAATTTATTTTGTTTCGTAAATATACAAAGTATATATTTAATATACATAATAATATTTAAATTATTTTTATTTTTTTATAACTTTTCTCCACACTGCCAACTTCTGCGCGATCACTACAGCCCTTTTCATGTTGCCTTGTTCTATTTTCTTAGCATGGCTGCGGATAGTAAGAAGGTCTAATGATTCTGGTGGTTCTTTGAGTGCAATGGCCTGTGCCTCATCCCACAATGCTCTTTTCTCTCCTTCCTCGTATGTTATCATGTCAAACTTTAGGCACATATCATACCAGTACAGAGGCACATCTTCAAAGGTCTTACCGGTAAACTCTTTAATCATAGTTGGAAATTCTGCGTACAATTTCTCTCTTTCTGCCTTTCCCCTTTCCTCCATCTGCACCTGGTGTCGGAGTGCTGCTACTTCATTGTCATGGCTTGCTATTATTTTCCTACGGTAAGTCATATAGCCATTTAGTATTTTGCCAATGGTGTGCATATTAGCTTTGCCATAAAATTTAACATCATCATCCAGTTCCAGGCTTTCAGCGGAGAAGAGGCGGAAGGCTATCTCAATCTCATTAGCTGCTATCTGCCCAAAGGTCTTTACAATTTCCTTGGCTATATTTGCATAAAAGGCTAAATCTCCATCAATGCCGTACATTGGAAACACGGAGCTGATAACATTCAATGTTTGTTTGTACGCATCCTTTTGCTCCATGTTGGCAATGCGATTTGATCGGGCGGAAATTATTGCCTGCTCGTCGGAGTTGCGCGGTTGGTACTGTGTTAAATTACTCATTAGTGAATTGTTTTAATTTGTGATAGGTTCTCTGGTACTCTATATACCTCTGCCTTTCCTCATCGGTCATGGCATGGTACTTGGCACGGAGGCGGTGGTTCTCCCGTTCCCGGATCTTCTTGTAGGTATATTCGTTCATGGTGGCGCGGTACTTCTTCATATACTCACGCATATAGGCATTGCGGTCTTTTTTACATTGCATACATTCCAATATTTACGATTTCTACTTCAACTTCTTCCCAGTATGAATGTGCTTTGTATTTTTTTTCATCCCACTTCTCTTGCTGCATTTGCATTGCAAAAAACAGAGCGCATTGTTCTGCGAGAATTGTAACAAGAATTTCATTTCCCAATTCACCTCCAATAGCTGTTATAAGGACATGGTAGTGGTCAAAGAGTTCCTTGGCTTTTTCTTTGGGTGTTTGTTTCATGGTTGGTATTCATTTACAAGCCTCTCAATTTCCTCCTGCCTCCGCTTCTCCTGTGCGGCAGGGTTGGAATACATAAATTTAGTATAAATGTTATTTGCCTGTGAGTAGATATTGCTTATTGTAAAGTTAGCTTTAAGCCATTTGTCGCTGATTTGCCATGCAGCGGTGGTAAACATTGTCACCATTTCGTCTGGTGCCTGCTCACTCGCAGATACCTTCTTTAGCCATGTTACTAACTTTTTACAGTTTGCACCATCCTTTGCAGTCATAATATAATTATTCTTGTCAGAAGGATAGGTAACACCTGCAAGCCGTTCATAGGTGGAGGCGAAGGCGGTAAAGCACAAATAGGTCTCCGAGGGCTCGCGGTCGGCTACCTTTTCTTTTTTCGCAAAATTTTCTTTTGGATCAGAGTCAGTGTTCAGAGAATCATGGTAAGCCTGGCGAGAGAAAGGATTTTTAATTTTTGTTTTTGGAGGAGTGAAAGGCATTTCACAACCTATATCATTTGTATTATTACTTGTTTTATTCTCTGTATTATTATGTTCACGTTTTTGTGTAGGCTGCTTTGGTGTTTTCGTTAAGTCTGCTTTCACGTTTTCGTTAAAGCTGCTTTCACTTATATGTGTTCGCAGTCCTCTGTTTCTTCCATCAAAAAACAACTGAATAATAAATCCTCTCTTTTTTAAGTCACTAATTATATTAGCTACCCTACCCTCGGACAACTGCACAAAAGATGCCAAGTATTCATTGGAGGCAAAGCAGCCTCTTTCGGAGTTGTCCAATGAATCAATTTCAACTAACAATACTTTCTCTATAATAGATAAGTCAGTGTTGAGCCATATCTCTTTAGGTATCCATACACCTTTAAAGTCTCTATTTTCTTTCATAACTCTAATTTAGCTTGTTTACCATAATTATCATTAAACACAATAGCTTGTATAGCGTATTCATCCATTATATTTATTGGAATCAACATTGTTTTAATTGTAGGAAGAGTTTGAACTACTCTGTAAGTACCACTTTTTAACATCCTTCTCAATACAATTTTATCAACTATCCAACACATATCATAATTACCAATTACATAAAAAATAGTGTTATCCTCTCGTAATATTCCCGATGGAATCCATTTGTCATTACTTTCATTTGTCTTTTCGTAAACTTCAATAGCTACATTATTTGTAGCCTCACAATAGCCATGAGTACAATCACCTGTTGACCTTGCATCGTACTTTATTTCATAGCCTTGTAAACTTTCTCCTTGTTCAAATTGATATTTTTTACTACTGTACGGCTGTATGACAATGCCATAATCTCTAAGTAGTTGTCTTATTATAAAGTCTTGAAATTCTAATCCAATTTCAAAAGAATCTTTGTGTTTATTATTTCCTTCGTACATATTAATTATTACTTTGATTACCAAATACATCCCATCCTTCAGGTGTTTCCCTTGCAAATAATTCAATTTTATTGCCGTATGTGTAAATAGTTTCTATAATTTCTCTAAATACATTAGGCTTCTTTGAATGCTCTGTTCTTTCTTCGCTAACTACGCTATCAAATAATCTTTTTACATCTGGAGTACACGCTCCTTTAGTGCATACTAATAATACTTCATGGCGTACACTGTTATAATGTCCCATGTTATGTTTTATTTTATCCCAAATAAATGTAGTCTTATATGTAAATCCCCATGCTTTAGCTACTTCCAATGCTTCTGGCAAATGTGGAGACGTACTCCATAAAAATAAAACTGCATCTTTTTCAGTAATATCTTTTATAGGCATTGCACATATATCTTCTGTGTTCATTAGTAAATAATAGTCCTGTGGCTCTGTAACATATTCTGGCATAGCATTGCCATACTTCCAAGGAGGGTCAGCGTAAATTATCCTATATTTCTTATCCTTAACTTGTACATCTTGTTTTTCAAATGTATCTCTAATTTCTTTTCTTTTTATTTCTATCTCCTCCTTCTTTATTTCCTTGTATGCCTCATTGATTGACATTGTCCCAGTGTTCAACTTTTCCTTTACCTCTGGTGTGGCGTTAGATTGTATTTTCTTTACTTTGGCTATTGTGTCGTGTGAAACATTAGCAATTTTGGCAATTTCCTTTACTGAATTTATTGTTTCTAAATTCGACTTTTCAGATTTCTGAAAAGTGGTTTTTCTTTCAAATTCTTTTTCCTTTGCCTTTTCCTTGAACACGTTTTCAATTTCTAAAACTAAAACACTTTTCCAGTAATTGGATAAATTTCTTCTTCCAAACTGGTTATAAATCATCCATACCTTAACTAAAAAAATATTCTCAAACTCCTTTTCAAGTGTTTCATAATTCATATCATGTTCTTGCGCAATCCTGTAACGGTTGTGTCCATCTATTAAAATGCCATTCCATGTTATTAATGGCTCGCGTATTCCTTCTTCAAGAATGTTGCGTTCCAGCTGCTTAAATTCCTCGTTTGATAATGGGGGAATAAGGCTTTCAAGTTCCTGTAATATTTTCATAAGTTTTTTTTATAAGTCAAATAAATCTATTCTCCAAGCGTCAATTTCATCTTTAGTCATTTTAAAAATGTCAATTATTCCAGCATCGCAATTTGGATAGTCTCGGCACATAAGCCAAATGTCACCCTTTGCAGCTCTATTTACTTGTACATCTCTAAAGGTATAATCCTCCATACAATGATTGCAAATACAAGTATCTGATTGTTTTGGAATAGGATAAAAAGGATAATTTTCTCTAAATAATTTAGTCCTTTCTGCGCCTGTGTATGTAATTCTTTTACGTGGCATAATAAGAAAAAAAAAGCCCAGCAGGTGGAGACTACTGGGCAGGTGAAACAAAGATTTGTTCCAATTTCCTTTGCATGGTCTCCACTCCGTGCAAAAGAATACACAAATATAATACTTTTTTAATTCTTTTCCGAAATTTGTTTAACCTCATTCCTATCCTCTATAAATCCACTGCCATGGCTACCTCCCACTATCTTTAGGTACTGGTTCTCAACGCTGGCACTGTTTATAATAACTTGTGCAACATCTGCCACAACCTTGGCTTTGGCAATGTCGTACGTGGAATCGGGGTCGGTTAGTTCTTCAAGAACGGAAAAGAGGTGGTTGCGTAAATCACTAATTTTGTTTTTCATTTTACAATGTCTTTAATCTGATTAATTAATATTTGCACTTCTTTTAATTCCTGCGGTAATTGTTTATGATTCCGATTTAACATAGCCAAATCTTTTCTGGTGACAAGGCATAGGTTACTAATGTCATCATTGTATTTATTACCATCCAATTTAAACACACACATATCTTTAGGCACTGGGCCGTGCACTTGTTCCCAGTTGTACCTGGCAAGGCTCATCCATTTATGATTAGCGTATTTAATTTCATTATATGAGTTAATGTCTCTGATACTACCTATCGGCATTTCATTATGTGGTACATTACCTTTTTTAAATACACCGGTTAGTTTTTCTATATGCTCTGGGGACATTTTTTGTCCTTTGTTCCAGGGAATATG